GCTCTGATAATACCACTATTACCTATCCAAGCGAGTTCTGGAGATCCCGAGTTAAAGTAGAAATTGCCACTACCCCAGTGAAGGTTTTCAGAAGAAGTAGTTGCGTTGATTCCACCAGCAGATAGGAGAAGATCACCAGTATTTAAAGTAAGATCACCAGCAAAAGTGGTAGCTGTCAATACACCAACAACTATAGTGTCGGAATTGAGATTAGCAGTATTAGCAGCACCAGCAGTTATTGTTGCAATACCAGAATTTACAGTTGTTACGGAGAGGTTAGATCCAAAATTGATGATACTTGCTGTTCCCTTACCAGAACCGCCATCTTGAACTGTTACACCTACACCAGATGCGGTAACACCAGTTAAAGCAGAACCATCAAGAGCAGGAAGAGTTCCAGAAAGATTTCCTGCTGGAATATTAGTTAAACCAGAGGCAGAACCACTGAAACTATTAGCGGTCACTACACCACTAACATTTATCCTATCGGTATCAATATCTGCTGTTCCAACACCAGTAATTGTAATATTTCCAGTGGAAGCAGTTACAGTGATATTATCACCAGCTGTGATACTGGTGACAGGTGTTGATAATGTAGATCCATCACCGATGGTGGTATAGATCTCATCGAAATTGGAGTTAATTTTAACAGCACCATCTAGTAAACTGTCGCCAGTTCCGTCATTCGGGTTTGTTCCCGTACTAATTCCTTGTTTGGCCATTACACCTACAGATTCTCCCGTTTAGTTATTTAGAATCAAATTTGAATATAGTTAACGAATTTCAGTGGATTGGTTCTTTGAACAACACCAGCTGTTGAGATACCAACATAACCGTCACGATTGTAAGAGTTAAACTCTTTAGGAGTTAGTCTGTCTTCGAGACCAATTCTTCCCCAACTAAATTTACCAAAACTGAATGAAGACGAAATGCCACCAGTATACACTTCAACTAGTCTTGAATCATAAGTGAATAATGAAGAATCGAAAGTAAGGTCAATATGTGAGAAAGTTACAGTGCTCAAACCAGAAATATTACAGAATACTCGTTTTACTACTGTAGCACCAACACCAACTACTTGAGTGGTAATTGTTTGATGATCTTGAACCATCCACACATTGTCAGAAAAAATAGTTGTAATACCAATAATTGTTGATCCATCATTTGCGACTGATTCTATTGTTCCACTTCCAATACCAGTATTAAATGTGGTAAAGAAGTCACCAGTTGAGATTCCACTGACAGTAAATCCTGTTCCAACATAATCATTGTCTCTAAGGAACGAATCTTGATTAATGAAGAGATCAAAGATCACTTTATTTTGACCTGAAATGGTTGTAGTTCCAAAACCAACAATTGTTCCAAAATCACCTTCATAAGAAGATACATCAATTGTTTCTTTTTTGAGGGTTGGTGACTCAAACAGAACCACAGGAACTTGTGAACCAGTATACCCAACACCACCATTGGTGATGGTGACTGAAGTCACCTTACCATTTGCGATAGAAGCTGTTGCTGTTGCGATAGTTGAAACACCAAGTGTGGATCCAATTGTAACTGTAGGTGCTACAGTGTACCCAAGACCAGCATTAGTGATTGAAATACTGGAGATAGTTCCAGCAATTGAAACAATAGCTGTACCAGAAGCCCCAACAATATTATCTTGTGAAACAATGGTAATGGTGTTTTGGAAGTTTCTAACAGTAGCTTCATTGGTAGCATCGAAGAGAGGTCTCAGGGTATCAACATATGCTACTGTGGATCCAAATCCAACAGGTTGAATCAAGTAAGAAGATGGATAAATTTCAGGTTCATATTGAACCCTATCCTTACCAACAACCTTTCCGTTAATAATTTTGTCAACTTTTTGTTTACACCAAGTTACGGGTCTCAAGACACTTCTATCACTTGTGACTCCAGGTCCAACATAAACATTAGTTTCAACAGAATCAAGAGTATTGATTCCAGTTACAGTTCTAACATCTTGATCGAAGATCATACCTTGATCAGGGGGAAGGTTATCAATATTAAGAGTATCACCAACCTTTACTGTCTCAATAACATTGGTAAAGACGACATCAACATCTCCACTACCCTTGTAGAAAATGACTTTAGAATTATCACCGACCTTTGGAGGTTCGGAGAACTCAACGGTACTACCACCAGTGAACACATAAGCTTTACCAGGTTCTTGAAGTACATCATTGATGAAGATGATAAGTGTTTGGTCAACTTCAACTTTTGAACCAGGACCAGCTTGAATAGAAATAGCCTCACTGTTCAAATTTAGTCTAAAGTCCTTTGTAGATCCATCAAATAAATCATCAAATTTATCAAGAACTTGTAATTGACCAATAGACCAACCATTGAAATCATCAGTAAAGATTTTATCAACAGTGATTTTAAATTCTTCAAAGGTTACTGAAGTATCAGTTGGTATTCCAGTTGTTCCTCCAATGGGAACAGTTAATATCTCACCTTCACCATAAGCATATCCACTATATCTAAACTCAAAGTCAATAACACTAGATCCTTGACCAACAACGATATTAACTGTCGCACTCTTTCCAGCTCCAGTAACACTAGAAGAACTATATTGAACAGGAATATCAAAGTATGGAAGTGGATCATCAAACACTACTTCTGGTAGATTAGTTCCAGTGTAACCAGTTCCTGGATTAGTAATAGCAACACTAACTATGTTACCACCACTGATTGCTGCGGTTCCAATGAAATGAAGACTTGGTTCCCCATCAGTTTGAACACCAACATTCACAACTGTTTGAATACCAGCTCTATATCCAGAACCACTGTTAGCAATACTCACAGCGGTGATTGTACCAGCCACAGAAACTGTAACAGTTCCTCCAGCGGATACCAGTGGTTGATATCCAAATCCACTAACTGATCCAGCTGAAACAATTAAACCACCAAGTGGGATATCACTATCGTTTGGATCATGACCATTAGTGTTGATACTAGTACCAGTGAAGTTTACTGTTGATACACCAGCAAATTCTTGAATGTTATAAGTTCCATCTCCAACTACATCTCCTTGAGGGCCTTGGAAAATATTGTTGATAAGAATGATACCATTGTCTGTTGAATAACCAACAGTATCACTACCTTCATATTTTAAAGTGAAGGTAGTATTGATTCCATTAAATTCATGTGATACATCATCAAAAACAATGTTGTTTGAATACGTTTCATGTTTAGAATTTACAGGAGATCTTCTCATGAAGGTTCTACCCTGGAAACTAGAACTAGTAGTGATGCCAGTCCAATCTCTAGAATCGGGATCTGAAGTTGCTGTTGTGCTTAGTGGTGTGTTACCATATGGTGCCGAAGCAAAGTTAATGTTATTACCAACAATGTTGTAATTACCAGAAATCTTAGTAACCAGAGAACCACTAGAATGATCTTCACGAGTAGAACCAAGTTGAGCTCTTCTACAACCAAATCTTGTTGAACCAGCAATACCAACATCAGTGAGAATAATATATTCATCACCAATTTTGATGATATCTTGAGATGCAAATGATGTTATACCAGTAACATCAAAGACTGTATCAAAAACTATGTCTTGATCTAAGTTTGTTGTAACTGCAGTTCCAGTAACAGGAGCTTGAACCCTGTTATCAACAGCCACTAGTGATTTCGCGTTTTGATTAGTGGCGGTAATTACATGAGAATTTCCAATACCAACTGAATTAATTAAAAGTGGTTCTGCGACTATTTTATTAGCCTTTTCTGCCGTATCAGTAAACTTCAATCTAGCATCATCAATCTTAATGACATAAAGTTCATTAGGAAGTTTATCAGTGGAACCAACACCAGAAACTGTTGCTGTTTCAATACCAACAGCCATTGTTGTTCCAGTTCCTGCATGTGTGTAGAGAACTTTTTCACCAGTCACAAAGAAGTGATTTGGAATTGAAATAGTTCCGTCAGTAGTATTAACTATATCAGAATCACTTCCATCAAAATCTCTCTGGAAAATATTGATTCCATCATGTTTAAGACCAAATTGTGTAAGGAGAGATTGTTTTGTTCCTGTATAAGCACCACTCTTGGACGAAATAACAACATTGTTATGGTCAATTTCAGCAGTATCCGTATTACTATCGAAGATCTTCAAATCAATACTAAAAGATCTAACCTCTATGTCAGCACTTGCAATTGGAGTGTAAGTTAATGTAACATTTGAACTGGTATCAACTCCAACCGAACCAAGAGTAGTAGAACCAGTTCTAACATTTCCATATTCAGTGATGGTTTCATTTGTTGATGAATTGCAAATAACACATTCAAAAATCTCATAATCATTATTTGTTGTATCAGTGGCAACAACTACGTTATACGATGCACTGAATGGATCAGCATATGTTGAAATAGCAACAGCACTTGGTGAACCAGATGATGCAATTTCAGTATAAGTTGATTTCAGTTGAGAAACACTCATACTAGTGTTTCCAGCAGTTGATCCAATACCAGAGAATACAGACAATGAAGTTTGAGCTTCATGTGTAGTGGGACTATCTGGAATAAAGTTGATCTTTACAAGACCACTATCAATGAAGGAACGATAGGTTCCAAGAGAACCACTAGAATATGATGTTAGGCTACTATGGACATCACCATATTCTACATTATATA